TTAACTTCTTCAAGGACGGCAAACTGACCTACGACATCCCTGCTCTTACGCCGGTTGGCAAGTATTGGGAGAGCCTCAACGAGAAGAATCAATGGGGCGGGTTCTGGAAGTCGTTCAAGGATGTTCCGCACTTCGAGCGTAGGGTTTAATCACCTGCCTCGGTTCGAACGAGGATTGCCGGGGTCAAAACCCGGAGTTTTGCCAGTTAAACTACAGGTGAGCAGAATCAATCCTTACCAAGTATCCCGATAGCCTCGGCTGCACGCCCAGTTAGGCTTTGGGACGCGGCTCCATTCGTGGTGTCTGCGTGCCTTTAGGTTGCGGAACCAGTTGACGAACCATCTGACCATAGTGCCTCCACGCTGTAGGACTGTGACGGGGATTTCCAATCTCGCGGCGGGTCGCCCGACAAATGGCTCGGGTCAACCCAATGCAGTTTGTTGTTGGGGTAGGCGATAAACGGCCCTGACTCCAATTTGATGATGTGATGGTCTTTGCTCTGGTCGCTGACCTCCGACCATCCCCCGTTGTGCCAGAACACAGAGAACACATACACCCCCGGTCGCCATACCCCGTCCCTGCCTCTGGCGCGGACACGGTGACCCCGCAGGAACTCCATCTCCCGCACCTCGGCGTGGCGGCTAAAGGAGTCCCACCAGCAGGCGAGTTCTAAAGCCATTGGAGGGCATGGCTTCGACACAAGGGCATGGATAGGCACCCTCGCCCATTGCGCCCCACAGGCCGCCATAACGCTAAACATCGGCACTCGGGCAGGTTCAGCCCGGAACCCGAAGATGGTGCAGGGGGTAAACTCCCCGCTGCCCGTCTGGTGGTCATACAGAAATTCGTTGCGGATGTACGCCGGGGTGTACGGCGTGTCTACCATGAAGGTCACAGTAGTCCCTCTCGGTTGAGTTGTGCGAGGGTTCGCGCCATGCCTTCGAGATGCAGCAGACGCACATAGTCCCGGTCGAGGTCGGTATGCGCTCGACGGTCGATAGCATCGTGGCACGCGCTACAGGCCCATGCCCCAAGCAAGTCGGGCGACTTCATGCCAATCCCAGATACCCCGGCAAGCCGGTAATGCGCCAGCACGGTTGTCTCGCTGTTGTGGTTGCACACCTCTGGGATACGCACCATGCAGCCGCGTCCTCGGGCTTCTTTACGCAGTTTCATTTCCTGTCGGCAATCTCAAATGTCAGTTTTTGTGCTTGAACTGCGGCTAATGCTTCCATAGCCTTTGCCAACCGTTCAGCATTTTCAATCGCTGTTTGCATCTCTTTGCCAGTCATTTGAGAAATTGCATCGCCATACGCTTTATTCATTTTTTGAACTGCATCGGTGGTTTTGCGTGCATTGGCCTCAAGCGAAGTTACATCGTTCTTTACCATGCTGCGAAAACTTTCTAATTTTTTTTCGTAGTTTTGCCACAACGCATTGGCTTCGTCGTAATTTGATTTAAGCGATGAAATTACATCCATAAAACACGCCTCACTAAAAGTTGCATATTTAACTATTAAAATTATTTCATTTGCATCGGCTTTTTCCCATGCAAATCCTTCGCGCACGGGCTTTTTCTTTAATTTGCTAACAACAAGGTGACCGGCCCATTTTTGAATTGGCCCTTTTGCGATTAAGTTTGTCATGTCAATCCTCGTAACTCGGCTCCGGGATGACGATGCCCATATCAAGGCACTTGGTTTCAAGGAACAGCAAGTAATCGCTGAACTCTTGTTTGTCGAGCGCAGAGGAACGCTTGAGCGGTCGCAGGCGTTTCCTGCCAAACCCTTCCAGCGTCTCCCACCCAAAGCACTCACCCAAAAAGTAGTCGTGTAAGTCGTCGCGCTGCCATCCGCGCAACGCCTCGCCACCGCCCTCAAGGATGGACGGGTACACCACGCCCCACAGGAACTTGTTTTGTTGGTTGGTGCGCGGTTTCTTCCACTCCGTAACCTCGACCGCCCATGTTTTAAGCGGGTCAAGGTTAGACACCATACGCGCCACGACAGATGCCATAGCGTCCGGTCTAGTGCCTCGAGGGAAGATGCGTTTCATCGCTCGGATGCCCTCACCCGTCCAGCCCATTGCTTCCATTCGTGGGCATATTCGACATTCTGGTATTCATCGAACCACGGGCCACCCTCGGTGAAATGCACGCAAGTCGGGTCAGGAACCTGCGCCCGTGTGTGCCAGCCCTCCAAGTAATTAAAGGTCGGCGGCAACGCACCAATGTTTCGGTCGTTTACCCACATAAATCTGTGCAGATACATCCCGGTTTCGCTGTTCACGATTTCGGGTGTCAGCCCACCCATTGACGGATGGCTGCAATTGAACCACATAAACGACGACCAGTTTTTGCGCGGGTATTGGCGCTGTACCTGCCCGTCCATTTTTGTCAGAGATGTGGGCTTGTAGTCGTGCTGCACACACCACACGGCAACATCAGGATTGTTGAAGTCGAGCAACGGCTTCAGACTGTGCCGTACCAGAAAGTCACAGTCCATGAACAAGGCATTGCCCCTGAAGTTGCAGAGCGCAGGCACAAGGAACCGGCTGAAACTAAACTCCGTGGATGAAAACGGGTCTGGTTCGCGCCAGTACATCCCCATTTCACGGAGGTCATCCAGTCGAAGTGCAACAACCTCTGCCTCCATGTGTTTCAGAATGGACGCACGGGCCACCTCGTAGGCGATGTCCTCGCGGCTATCGTATCCGATGAAGATTTTCAAAACGGCAAATCCTCATCGTCGTTGAACTTCTCGGGGTTCTGTTCTGCCATCGTTTTAGGACGCGCAGCCTGCTTCGGCTCGAACTTGAGGGACATGAAGGCATCGCCGGTCTTACTGCTGCGCTTAATCCACGCGCTGATGTTTAGGTCAATGTTATCAATGACGGCAGAGCCACGGTAGTTAGGCGCTTTTTCGTTTCCCTTCTGGTCGTTCTTAAACAAAACGCCACGGTTGTTGTTGTCATACTGCTTGTTCACAGGGTCACCTTTTCCAGTTTGTTGAGTTTGTCGTCCAACTCTTGCAGGAAAGTAGTTACCTCCTGCTCAAGTATCTTGATGTAGTCGTCATCACGCGGGACGCGCACGACTAACAGTTGCAGCCGCTCGGGCAAACGCGGGTCGTAGGACACGAAATCGCACCACGGTCTGCCCGTGCAAGCCATCTGCCATTGCATCTGCGTGAAGTATTTAAGGGGGGGAAGTTCTGCCAACACATACTCAAGGTGAGTAGCGGTGTTCGGGCATTTGACCTCTATCAAACCATCCTCGGCAAACCCGTCGGGGGAGGCACCAGACATTGCAACAGTCGGATGGTCTATAAAGCCGACATCCTCAACCAGTATCCCGGTCTTTGCGGCGTAGGCTGCTTTGGCTTGCGGCTCGGTTTGGGTACCCCATTCCATCGCTGCATTGCTAAACGAAGATGCCTTCTGACCCGTCAGCCGCTCAACCACAAGGTCAGCCATGTAGTTAGCGCGACCTGCGCCATAGCCGGTCTTGGTCTTGGCGATGACATCAGCCACGCGGCTGGCTGTAACCTTGCCAAGCCGTGCCGCAAACCAGTCGTCTGTACGCTGTTCCATTAGGCTAGTTCCTTCTTGCGTGCGCTGAACGCATCCATGTGGACAGCGCGGTCATCCGTTGATAATTCTTTAAACAGCGCGGTCAACTCGTCTTGCGTCTTAACAAGCCCAATGTTTTTAAGAACAACGGGCGAAGGTGTTGCGGCAAGTTTGCGTCCCTGCGCCGCTTCAGCATCGTCATCAATCTGCGCTAGCCCGACGATGGCAGCGAGGGCATAGCGTCGAGCGTAGGTGATGCCCGACCCCTGCGCCTGTGGGCCGTTGTCCTTCGTGACAACCGGGAGCGTGCCGCGCATCCATTCGCCGCTGCTGTGCGCGAGGGTAGTAACAAGCACGGTTCCGCCCTCAGTCACCTCGGTCGTCTGAATAACGGCGAGGTTGTTGGCGGCTAACTGCTTGCGGCAGGCATCCCAGCATGATGCAAGGTCAGCGTACTTACTCTTGAAAAACGGATTGCTGCTGTCCTTAAGCGCACCCGTAATGTCGGCCTGCGCTTTGGAAAGGGCTGCGGCAAGAGCCGCGATGGATTCACTTTGCATTTTGTTCTTCCTCAAATTGCTGTTGTTCAAGGTCTTGCTGATGCCACCAACTGTCATCGTCGTCCCACGGGGCATCTGATTGGTCAAAGTCGTCCATTAGAAAGTCCTCACGGCAAGCCACACTAGGGCGGCAAACATGGCAAACGAAAACAGGTACAGGCCAATGGTTTTCATATCGATGTCCTCGCCATCTGTAGGGCTTGGAACATCAGCCGTTGGTTGGTTCGAGCGCAAATAACAAACGCTGCACGGATGTCTGCGTGCGCTCTTGCGTGCTTCATCGCAAGGTCACGGGCTGCGCGGGATTCACCTGCTGCGATTGCCCATCTGATTGAGGGCGGCAGGTGTTGGGGGATGGGTCGCATATCTGTTGCTCCGGTTACCGGTCGTTTGTGACCGTGGAGCCATGATGCGCTTGCTGTTAACCGATGTCAACAGCCTCTTGCATTTATTTTTACCATCGTTAACTTACCGCTTCATGGACATCCAAGCCGCCCTAGCCGTTGCCGGTAGCAAAGCCGCCCTTGCCCGTAAACTTGGGGTGTCCCGCCCTGCCGTCAGCAGGTGGGTCAAGGCAGGGAAACTACCTGCCATGCGGGTATGGCAATGGAAGGCGCTAGAAGCCGTCACCCCGCCGATTACAGCCAATTCTACGGCTACCCCCGGCTGACCCTTACCCCGGCTGTAAAGCCGCTATAAGCGATTCTGCGACCCCCAGAAACGACAAACCCCCGCACATGGCGGGGGCTTGACGGGGCGGGGGGAATGCCCTTACGCTTGAGATGCTTATTCTCGCGTGATGGTCAATCTACACGGCTGTTCTAGTCGTGTCAAACACCCCACCACGCAGCCCCTCGACATGGGTTAAATCTGTCGGCGAAGGGCCGTTCGTTTGGAACGGGCTGGGCATCGCTTACCAAAGTCCAGCGGGTCTAAACAACCGTGGCTATACGGGCATTTAGGCATGACCTCGCTACCTTCCGATTTAAGGGGGGTAGGGGGGTCATTCCCGGGCTTCCGAGCATATGGGGTGTAAGAGTGAGATGGGTAGTCAACAGTAGTCAATCTGACTACATGAAGAAAAGACAAAGACAGAATCAATCAAGATTGGTTCAGGCAGAAGTTTGGGCAAACGAACAACTAGAAAAAACAGGAAAAAAATGGTCGCGCCAATCGTTATGGGGTTGTCGAATATTTGATTTTTGGTGCGCCGAATTAGGCATTGCGGTTGAAATTGACGGCATCGAACATGATGCAAATTACGATGCCGCCCGAGACTCGTACAATTACTACCGCAGCGGCATCATTGTTTGCCGCGTCCGCAATTACAATCAATCGGACATGGATGCCGCGTTGCAGACCATCAAAACTGCCGATAGTTGGAAAGGCAGAAAGCAAAAAATGCGGCAAGAGTTTGGGTTGTCCCCTGCGGATAGTTTTCGGAAAATTCTAAAACTAACGGGCATCCCAAAAGCGCATGGCAATTGGGAGCCTAAACTAAGCCCTGACTAAACTTGTTGCATTAACCTCCGTGAACAGTTACGCTTGTCCTGTCTAACCACAGAGAGGTTTTTATGCACGAACTAGACGAAGCGGCTTGGGAACAATGGGTGGCTTACCGCAAAGCCATTCGCAAAACCATCAAACCCGCATCCGAACACGCGATGAAACTAAAATTGTCGCGCTTTGGTGCTGACCAACAAGCCGTGGTCGACCAGTCAATCGCAGGGCAGTATCAAGGTTTGTTTGAACTGCATAAAAAAGCCGCACCTCGACTTGGCGAGAAGGTCGAAAAGACCGACAAGCAACGCGCCGCAGATGTCGCTCGTCACGCTGAACAAGATGCGTGGAACGCAAGGGGTTGGGACAAGTTGGAGCCGACTCCGCTGAACCGTCTCAAACTCTGTGAGGCATATCTTGCTCGATTAACCATCAGCCCTGATGCGGATGCGTTGGAGCGTCTGCGGGACTCGACTGCCGCCGCGTTGCGGTCAGCAGATGCAGCCGAGGTGCTGGGTCACCCGCACCTGATGTCGATGGTTCGCCAACTGTTCGGTGAACGCGGTCTGAACAAACTTAAAAAGCGAGAGGTGCAATCGTGAAGTTAACAACGAACGATATGTGGGATGCGTTGAAGGCGTATCAGACGCAGGCAAATGCCGACGGGCATGGCAAGTCGTGGCAAATAGCGTGCCAAACAAAAACCGTAGCCGACATGGACGCTGCAATCGAGGATTCGAGTGAACGGATGCAGGAAGCCGACCCCGATTACGAACGGATGCAGGAAGTTGACCCCGATTACGGGTTGTTTGGTGGTCGCCCGAATGACGACTACGAGCGGATGTACACCGCAGGCGAGGCGATGATTAACGCGGTAGAGGCGTTGAAATCGGATTTCGAGCGTCAAGAAAACATCAACATGGCGATTCGACTTATCGAAAAGGCGCAGGAAATAGGAACATGAGCATTAACGCTATGCTGTGGGCGCGGGAGGTGAAGCCGTGACACGCGAGGACATCATCCGCATGGCGCGGCAGGCGGGATTCCCTGACTACGCTATGGGGCTAGCAAGCGAAGACGCTTGGCAGAAAACTGAACTCTTCGCCGCCCTCGTTGCTACAACAGAGAAGCAGAAAGTCGTGGAATATATGAATTCTCGCGCTTTCGCTACAGGCCACGGCGACACCATTGAAGACTTACTTAAAGAGATAGAGTGGCAGGTTGCCGAGCGAGAGCGTGAGGCGTGTGCCGAGGTTTGTGAAAAACAAATGAAGTCATACATGAGCAAGCAATACACAATTGACCCGTTAGGCGGGTTTAGAGAAAGGTTTGCTGCCGAACAATGTGCCGCCGCCATCCGTGCGCGGGGCGAGGTCCCGCGATGACCCGCACCTGTAAGCAATGCGGTCAGAAGTTCTTCGGCGCGTCGAGCATCCTCCAGCATCGCAGCGGCGCGTGCGGTGGCGAGGAACTGCTAAAATCTCGCGGCTGGGTTAAGACCAAGGCGGGTTGGGTATCACCACAACGCGCAGCGCACGACAAACGCCGTGGAGTTTGAGCGGCTGATGAAAAACCGGGATGCGCCGCATATTGATTACGGCGCGTTTCTCGGCCTGCTGCCGAACAACCCTAAAATCACGCCGTGTAACATCGACGGCATTGTGGAGCGCAAGGGCAAGTTTCTTGTGCTTGAGTGGAAGCGTCAGGGCGAGTCGATGTCGGAGGGGTTACGCCGCACCTTGCAGGCACTCGCTGCCACGCCAAACTTCCAAGTGTGGGTGGTGCGCGGGGATACGGACAACGGGCTACGGATAGCGCGGTTTTTCTTCGTGCCGCCGCAGGGCAAAGCGATGCTGCTTGGGGAAGGCGTGGAGGAATTTGTACGCGCCTACAAACTCTGGTACGAATGGGCTGACGGGTCTTTCTGATGCGCTACGCCGCACGCCGGGATGCCAACGATGCCGCCATCACCGCAGCCGTAAGAGCGGCAGGGTTTACGGTCTACGACCTTGGGCTGGCAGGTCAGGGCGTACCCGATAAACTGGTCACCGCCCCCGGTTTTGCTGCTTTCCTTGAAATCAAGACCCCGACGGGCAAACTGCGAAGGGGTCAAGAACGCTTCCAAATGGCGTTTGAGCCGCTTGGGATGTGGTACCTAGCCCGTGACCCTGCCGAGACGGTTGCGTGGCTTCAGGCGCGGCTGACGACGACCCAGAAGCCTTGACCCATGAGTTGATGGTGCTGGAGGTGGTGGATGTGGAACCGCTCACAGAGGCGGGGAAGCCACCAGCGTGCAGGTTCTTGGATGAGGTGGGCGTTCCTGCCGTCGCTTAACACCTTGCTAGCCGCCCCCGTGTGGACGCTGAAGAAACCCAACCGGGGCATGATACGGGCAAGGTCATCCAACACCGCGTCGAGCCGGTCGGGTTCGATGTGTTCTAGGACATCAATACAACAAACCATATCGGCTTCCTGCGGGTCGCCGTACTCTGGAAAGGCGGGGTCATAGGGTCGGTAATCAATCGAGATACCCGCAGGCTCAAGGGCGCGTTGCAGGTTCTTCTTGCCAGCACCGTAATCGGACAACGACTTAATGCCGTTATCCACGATTAACTTTGCAACGATGGGCGCAAAGGCGATGGAAGCCACGCCGTAGGCGGGATTGGTGTGCAGTTCGACCTGCTGTGCGCGGTAGGCTTCGGAGATAGTAGTCATGCTTGCATCCTTCCCTGTAGGGGTCTAGCATCATCGTACCATAGGGGAGAGTCATGGCTGCTCACGAAAAAACCGCGGCTTTGTTTGTCGGAACGATGCTTCACAGCGCGACCGTCACGCACCTTCAGCACTTTTCTACAAAGAGTTACGCGCAGCATAAGGCGCTGCAAAAATACTACGAGGCTATTTCAGACCTTGTAGACGCATACACAGAGGCGTATCAGGGACGCTACGGCATCATCACGGGCTACGATGTCGAGTTCCATAAGAACAGCAACCCGAAGGCGTATGTGAAGTCGCTGTTGACCTTCCTCGACGAAATCAAAGGCTCACTCCCGAAGGACAGCGACCTTGTTAACCTGTTCGATGCCGTGGTTGATGCCGTGACGAGCCTTAAGTACAAACTCGAAAACCTCGAATAATGGCGAAGAAAGCGGAACCGTCGCGGGTTGCTGCCGCGCTGCAATACCTCCAGCAGATGCGCGACCGTGCCGCTGATTTCGGTGGTGGGGTAGTCGATACCCTCGCAGACCGCGCACGGGATGTCGGTGGACTTGCCTACGAAGCCTTTACGAGCGACCCCAACATCGGGCGCATGACGACGGCAGAGTACGCCCAAGCCGCCGACCGCCCAACCCCTCGCCTAGACCAAGCCGCCCAAGACCTTGGTACCATCGGCAAGGCAATCGTTACGCAGCCGGTTCAGACGGGCAAGGCTCTTGTGCAAGGCGAGGTTGAACGCGCACGGCAGGCGATGACCAGCCCCCGCGCTGCCGGTGAGTATGCAGGGTCGATGGTTGACCCTATGCGGATAGCCGCCGCGCTACGCAAAACCGCCCCTATCGCTGAACTAGATGTGTACCACGGCACACCGCATCGCTTTGACCCGACGGAGGCCAATCCGCTAGGCGAATTTGACGCTAGCAAGATTGGCACGGGCGAGGGGGCGCAGGCTTTCGGGCATGGAATTTACCTTGCCGAAAAACCAAGTGTTGCTCAAGACTATCAATTTATGTTGAGCAAAATTGACCCAGAAACCGTTACTTATCAAGGCAAGCCTGTCCAAAAATGGTATGACATGGCGCAAGCCGAGCAAGACAGAGCGCATAGGTTAGGCGACCGTGCCGCGATTGACCGCGCTAACGCAAAATTGGCGTATTGGGAAAATGTCATGACTCGCCGCCATCCAGAAGATGTAAAGCGCGTGGCAAACGACCCGGATGACGGGTGGCCTACCTTTGCAAACTATGCAAACTCTTTGGAAATGGAAAAATTTGGCGGGTTGAAAGAATCAGGCTCCCTCTACAAAGCCGACCTCCCCGACGAGATGATAGACCGTATGCTCGATTGGGATAAGCCGTTAAGTGAGCAGCCGGAAAGTGTCCAGACAATTTTGAAAAATTTAGCCAAAAAAGACGCAGAAAAATACGGGGAAGGCGGTGGTCTTGATTACTACATGGGCGACCCAGATAGTTACAATGGTGAGAGCGTTTACCGTTATCTTGCTGAACAGCAAGACAGTCAAGTTAACACATCTGAATACTTTAAAAATCTAGGCATCCCCGGCATCAAGTATTTAGACGCAGGCAGTCGCGGCGGTGACTCTGCAACCGGAACGCGTAACTTTGTCGTGTTCCCCGGCGAGGAAAAGAAGGTCAAGATACTTAAGCGGGATTAACAGGTTGATGCGGCACGGTAAACAGCAGTAAACTGTCCGCATGGCAGATTGTGAAGAAGTGCAATGGCTAAAGGCGTAAAGACAGGCGGGGGCAGTCGAGCAGGCATCCCCAATAAGGCCACAGCCGCCGCAAGGGAGGCCATTTCTCGTTTCGTAGATGGCAATGCAGACCGCTTGCAGGGCTGGCTCGACGAGATACACCAAGAGAAGGGCGCAGAGGCGGCGTTTAAGTGCTTCAGCGACCTACTCGAATACCATGTGCCTAAACTCGCACGGCACGAACACAGCGGCCCTGACGGCAGCAAGATTGAGATTGAGGCGACTTGGGGAAAGCCCGAGTGAAGCAGCGGGTAGAACTCCCGTATCGCCCTAGACGGGCTTTCATGCCGTTCCACGACCGCACAAAGCGGTGGGCCTGCCTCGTCGCGCATCGGCGTGCTGGCAAGACTGTCGCAGCGGTTAACGACATCATCCGCGCAGCCTTCATGTACCGTGGGCCGAACGGCCTCTTTGGGTATGTCGCCCCCTACCAGAACCAAGCACGCCGCATTGCGTGGGACTACTTCAAGCACTACGCCCAGCCGCTCATCAGCGACACCAACGAGCAGATGATGACTATCACGCTTGTTAACAACACGAAGGTCAGCCTATTCGGCGCAGACAACGCAGACGCAATGCGCGGCCTTGGGTTCAGCGGCGTGTACATGGACGAGTACGGCGACTTCAAGCCAAGCGTGTTTGGCAATGTCATCCGGCCTGCGCTCTCCGACAAACAAGGCTGGGCTGTGTTTGCCGGTACGCCGAAGGGCAAGAACCAATTCTGGGACATCTACGAGACAGCACGGCGCATCCCAGACGAGTGGTTTGTCCTGCGCCTGCCTGCTAGCGAATCAGGCCTGCTGCCCCAGAGTGAACTCAACGCAGCAAAGGCGCAGTTGTCGGAAGACCAGTACCTCCAAGAGTACGAGTGCAGTTTCGAGGCGGCTATCCTCGGCGCGTTCTTCGGCACAGAGATGCGGCAGGCAGAGCCGCGCATTAACGAGCGTGTAGTCGTCGAGCCGGGGTATCCGGTACACACAGCATGGGACTTGGGCTACCGCGACGACACCGCGATATGGTGGTATCAGGTCGTGGGCGGCGAGGTGCGCGTTATCGACTTTTTCGCCGTCTCCGGTGCAGACATCCGCGCCATTGCAGAAGTGGTTGTAAACAAGGGTTATCAGTACGGCAAGCATCACCTGCCGCATGACGCACGCGCCAAGAGCCTACAGACGGGGCGCAGCATCGTAGAGCAGTTGGCTGACCACCTCGGTATCAACCATTTGTCCGTAGTGCCGAACATTGGCTTGCAGGACGGAATCCAAGCAATTCGCCAAATGTTGCCCCGAACTTGGTTCAACTCCGTAAAATGTGGCGACGGAATAGAGGCTTTACGCCAGTATCAACGAGAGTATGATGAGGACAAGAAAGCGTTCAGGGCATCACCCCGACACGATTGGACATCACACCCTGCCGACGCTTTCCGTATGTTTGCCGTTGCGTGGAGGGCTGAACCGTCCGCGCAGAGGCCGTTAGAGAGCAAGACCTTGATTGTTGGGCCACAGAACGAGGTCACGCTAAACGATATGTGGCAGGTTCACGAGCGTAGCGTCTCAAGGAGGGCGCGAATATGAGTGGCGTAAATCTTCCGTATCAATACCCCTACGAGACGGTCGCCGTTTCGCAGACCGCGCAGGTGCTTGGCACCAACGGCGCGGCAAACGATTACTTGCATCGCATCGTGGTGACGGTATCAACGGCGCTGACTTCAACCGTCAGCATCATCGACGGCAGCACGACCATCCTTTCCATCCCAGCGAGTACGGCTGTTGGCGTGTATGTCGTGGAACTTGGCCTCAACGCGGCTACCGGCCCGTGGAAGGTCACAACGGGTGCAGGCGCTGCCGTGCTGGCAGTTGGACTGTTTAGCAAATGAACCGTAAGCCCGGACTCTACGCATGAAGAAATGCTTTCGCTGTAAGGAAGTTAAAGCGGAAGGCTTTTTCTTTCGGCATATGCAGACGGCAGATGGGTTGCACAGTTGGTGCAAACAATGCTGTCAAGCAGGCAATGCGAAAGCGCGTGCAAAAAAAGACTCCACGATTGCAGGAAAGGGAATCACAATCTGGAGGAATGCTCGGAAAAGCGCAGAAAAGCGAAACCAAGAGTTTTCAATTACGCTTGCGGATATCATTCAATGTTGGAATCAACAGCAACAAATATGCGCCTACACAGGGCGCGAAATGACATTGATTGCCAAGCAATTAAACACGGTTTCAATTGAGCGTATTAACAGCAAAATTGGTTATACCCCGCAAAACACAATCTTGGTATGCCAAGCAGTTAACCGAATGAAATCTAATTTTGCGTATGAAGATTTTTACGAATTGTGCCGCGATGTCACAATGTTTTTAAGCGATGATGAATTGCAACTTGCTGTTGCGGGTGTTCAATGAGCAAACCGGGTTTGTATGCTGCAATCCTAGCGAAGCAGGAGCGCATCAAGGCTGGGTCGGGTGAGCGTATGAAGCGTCCCGGTGAGCCGGGGCGACCGACTGCTGCTGACTTCAAGCAAGCCGCCAAGACCGCTAAACCAGAGAAAAAGGGTTACTGATGAGCGCAGCGTGGCAGCGTAAGGAAGGCAAGAACCCGAAGGGCGGTTTGAACGCCAAGGGCCGCGCTTCCTACAAAGCCGAAACGGGCGGCACCCTCAAGCCCCCGGTGAAGGGCGGCGACAATCCTCGCCGCGCATCGTTTCTCGCACGCATGGGCAACATGGCTGGGCCGATGGAGAAGAACGGCAAGCCGACACGCCTTGCCCTTGCGCTGCGTGCTTGGGGTGCGTCGAGCAAGGAAGATGCGAAGGCAAAGGCTAGAGCCATCTCTGCGCGAAACAAGAAGGACTGACAGATGGACGAGACCGTTAGCCGAGAACTTGAGAAGTACCTGCGGGTCATCGGCACCTATGAAAACGAGTTTGCCAAGTGGCAGGCTCGGGTAAAGAAACTCGTCAAGCGTTACCGCGACGACACCAGAGGCTCGGGCGGCAACGAAACCGCCAAGTTCAACATCCTCTGGAGCAATGTCCAGACGCTCATCCCTGCCGTCTACGCCAAACTGCCGAAGGCTGATGTAAGCAGACGCTTCGGCGATAACGACCCCGTTGGGCGTGTCGCTGCACGATTGGTCGAACGCGCCATCGACTTTGAGATTGAGCATTACCCCGACTTCCGCTCGACCATGAAATACGATGTCGAGGACAGGTTCCTCGGCGGTCGCGGCACGGCATGGGTGCGGTACGAGCCTCATGTCGCCCCTATTGGCGTAGAGGACGATGGCGTATCCATCACCTCTGCCATCGAACAGGGCGAGGGCGCACCGCCGCCGCTTGAAGAGATTGAGTACGAACGCGCCCCGGTCGATTATGTCCATTGGAAGGACTTTGGACACTCACAGGGCCGCACTTGGGAAGAGGTGGGGCAGGTATGGCGCTGGGTCTACATGACCCGTGAGGCGCTTGTAGAGCGTTTCGGCGAGGAAATGGCGCGTCAGATACCGACCGACCAAGGCCCGGAGACGCTCAACGCCTACCGCGACAGCAAGCGTCAGTACAACCTCGCCAAAATCTGCGAACTCTGGGACAAGGAGACGCTGAAGGTCTACTGGTTGTCGAAAGGTATGTCGCACTTCATTGATGTGCGTGACGACCCGCTTAACTTCGAGGGGTTCTTCCCCTGCCCGAAGCCGCTTTACGCCACGACGACCTCGGACAACCTTGTGCCTGTCCCCGATTTCGTGTTGTACCAAGACCAAGCGATGGAGTTGGACATCCTCTCTGACCGCATCGATGGTCTGGTCAAGGCGCTGCGTGTGCGCGGCGTGTACGATGCCAGCCAACCGGCGTTGCAGCGTTTGATGACCGAGGGCGACAACAATGCCCTCATCCCGGTAGACAAGTGGGCGGCGTTTAGCGAGAAGGGCGGCTTAAAGGGCAGCGTTGACCTGCTGCCGCTCGACACCATCGCGCAGGCGCTCATCCAATGCTATCAGGCACGCGCTGACATCAAGGGTCAGATATACGAAATCACGGGCATCAGCGACATCATCCGTGGTCAATCTGCGGCCTCGGAGACGGCAACGGCGCAGCAAATCAAGGGTCAGTACGCTGGCCTGCGTCTGCGGTCGATGCAGGAAGATGTGGCGCTCTTTGCAACCGAGGTCATCAGGCTCAAGGCGCAGGTGATGTGTATGCGGTACCAGCCGCAGACCATCCTCGCCTACTCTGCCGCAGAGCAGATGTCGGACGCTGACAAGGCGCTCATCCCGCAGGCGTTGCAACTCATCCGCGACAAGCCGCTGCGTAACTTCCGCATCGACATCGCCGCTGACAGCCTCGTGCAGATTGATGAGGTGCAAGAGAAGCAGGACAGGCTCCAATTCCTGCAAGCCTTCGGCGGCTTCTTGCAGCAGGCGCTGCCGGTCGGTCAAGCCTCGCCGGAACTTGTCCCGGTGATGATGGACTTGCTCAAGTACGGCGTGCAGGCGTTCAAGGCGGCGCGTCCGCTTGAGGGTACGATTGACGCTGCAACGGAGCAGTTGAAGCAGATGGCAGCGCAGCCCCGTGAGAACCCCGCCGCGCAACAGGCGCAGATGGAGGCACAGGCTGAACAGGCCAAGTCGCAGATGCTCATGCAGATTGAGCAGGCCAAGTTGCAGCAATCGGCGCAGGTCGAGGCGCTCAAGGCGCAGAATGACCAGCAACTAGAGCAGATGAAGCAGCAGTTTGAGGCGCAACTTGCACAGCAGAAAATCGCCGCAGAGCAACAGATGGCGAAGTACAAAGCCGACTTGGACGCTGCCACAAAGGTCATGGTCGCCCGTATCTCGGCTAACCCCGGCCTCGACATCCCCGCTCTGGAGCAGCAGCAAGCCGTCACCGAGCGCGTCATGCAAGACATGGGCGGCGAGGTGAGGCAGGCGATGCAGAACCTCGTGGCGCTCTACGGTCAGATGGCATCGTCCAACGACGAAAACATGAAGGGCGTGCGTACTGCCCTTGCTACGCTGACTGCCCCCAAGCGCATCGTGCGCGGCCCTGACGGGCGTGCGGTGGGCGTGGAGGCGGTGCAGCAAGCCCTTGAACTGGAGCCGCGACTGCAATGATTACGACGACCAAAGGCATGATGGATGAAGCCCTGCTGGATAAGCGCGAGGGCGAGGTCGATAACGACCACGAACACACCCGATGGGTGGAATATTGGCATGAGGGCGAGTTGGTGCATCGGTCTGTCCATGTCCACCTTAAGGAAGCCCCGCCCCTCTTTGGCGAATTGGAGAAATTCTGATGGCTAACACGCAGGCAATGTGTACCTCGTTCAAGGTTGAAATCCTCGGCGGCGTACACGCCATCGGCACCCCGCCTACCCGTGGCTCGACCGCGAAGGACACCTTCAAGGCTGCGCTCTACGAGGCCACGGCTACCGTTAACGCTGCCACGACCGCCTATAACGCCTCTGGAGAGGTTTCGGGCGCGGGGTATAGCGCAGGCGGCATCACCGTTTCCAACGCCACAGCGCCCACCTCAACGGGAACCACGGCGTATTGGACACCCTCTGCCTCGCTGACCTATACCGGGGTGACCCTGACCACGGCGTTTGACGCTGTGTTGATGTACAACAGCACGCAGGCCGACAAAGCGGTAGCGGTCTACACCTTCGGGTCGCAGACGGTAACGGCGGGTAACTTCATCCTGACCATGCCGACCAACGATGCGTCAACCGCGCTTCTGCGGATTGCGTGATGAGTCGTGGCAAAAGGGCCGTGGAATACAGGTACATGGGATGACGCGCAATGGGACAGCCTCCCGGTCACCAGCGTCACCGGAACAGGCGGCGTCGGTAGCCTCGGCACCCAGCAAAGCGTCACGCTCACGGGCAACGCTGCAACGGGTGCGACGGGAAGCGTCGGAGCAAGCCTTGAGACGGGCCTTACGGGTGTCAGCGCCGTTGGAGTCGTTGGAGATGAAACCGATTCGGTCGAGGTTGCCCTTTCCGGTGTGGGAGCATCTGGTCAAACAGGTGTTGTTAACCTTCAAGGAGAGGTTGCACTTGCCGGTGTGGAAGCGACCGGAGCAACCGGCACCCTCACCGCCTCCATCCAGCCCATCATCGTCATCGGCGATTCCCACGAAGGCGATAAAAAGCGCAAGAAGCATTGGGAAGAAGAGCAAGAAAAACGCGAGAAGCGCAAGCAAGAGTTAATCTCGGTTTACGAGCAACTGCTTGAGGCACGCCCAGAGATTGCCGAAACGATTGTAGAGCCGCATATAACTGTTAACATCGCACAACCAACAATTAACTGGGACTCCCTGTTAACTGACATTGATAGGGTTGAGCGATTGATGCGAGAGCATCAGGAAATGGACGACGAAGAAGTATTGTTGCTGCTATGAAACGAACTTATGTAATGGTTGATGGTGAGTTTGTCGAGCGCAAGCGTGACGCAAGCGGTCGGCATCACTACATCATGCCGGACATTGCGCCGTACAAGTCGATGATTGACGGGCGCATGATTACCTCCCGTTCGCAGCATCGTCTGCACCTCAAGGCTCACGGCTGCGTCGAGGTTGGCAACGAAGACCCGACAAAGTTCGTCAGCAAGCAAAAACCCAAGAACAATCGAGTGGATGTGCTGCGTCACCAGTTGTCCAGCATGACCCACTCGGATGCCAACAAGTTGTTGTCGCGGTTGCGCGATGAAATCCGATTTACCCACGACCCCCACAGGAGACGGTAATGGAACAGGCCCCACAGGCAGAGACGCTCGACCGCAAGGAGTTGCTTGAACAGCAGTTTGAGCAGAGCGAGGAAACCCCTTCACAGGGGCGGGACGAGCAAGGCCGCTTTGCGGAGGTTCAAGAGCAACCCGCAGAAGCCGCCGAAGAACCCCTGTGGCGCAAGCCGCCTGCCTCGTGGAAGAAGGAATATCACGAGCATTGGGCAAAGGCTGACCCCAAGATTCAAGAATACGCTTGGCAACGCGAAGAACAGATGAAGCGCGGCGTAGAGCCGTTGCTCTCGAAGGCGCAGTTTGCCGATGCGATGAATCAGGCGCTGGAGCCGTACCTGCCGACCATTCAAGGGCTGGGCTTGAAGCCGGAGCAGGCGGTTGCCGCTCTCGCGCAGGCCGATTACACGCTGCGTAATAGCCCCCCGGCGCAGAAGATGCAGTACCTGACGCAATTGGCTGCGTCCTACGGCATCAACCTTAACCAAGTCATGCAGGGTGGTCAGCAGACCGCCCAACCCTCCATCGACCCGATGGTGTATCAGTTGCAAAACGAACTGAACACCGTCCGTGGCGAGGTCATGGGGTGGAAGCAACAGCAGGAGATGGCTGAAAACCAGACCCTGCTAAACGAAATCAACAATTTCTCGATGACGGCTGAACACTTTGAGGAAGCGCGTCCGACGATGATTCAGTTGCTCCAATCTGGGGTGGCTGAAACGCTGGACGATGCTTACGAAAAGGCAATTAGGCTTGATTCGGATTTGTTTGACAAAGTGCAATCGGCCCGACAGGCAGAGGTTTCACAGCGTCAGGCAACAGAGAAGAACCGTGCGGTGAAAATTGCACGGGCTGCTGCGGTCAGCGTCAGAGGTTCCACACCCGGAACTAACACGGCTCCCAAAGCGCATAGTCGCCGCGCAATGCTGGAGGAAGCGTTTGATGAATCCAGTTCGCGGTTGTAACCAACTGATATAGGAGCATTGAAATGGCTTATGCCAATTCCAGTATCAGCGACATTATCGCTACTAACATTCAGAGCCGTAGCGGTGAACTCGCTGACAACGTGACGAACAACAACGCGTTGCTTCGTCGTCTGAAGGAGCGCGGGAACGTCAAGACGTTCTCGGGCGGTAACGTGATTTTGCAAGAAATCATGTACAACGACACCACCACGAACAACACCAATTCGTACTCCGGGTACGAGGTGCTGAACGTCGGTCAGAACTCGCCCATCTCTGCGGCGCAGTTCAGCATCACGCAGTACGCGTCTGCTGTGTCCATCTCGGGTCTGGAGATGATTCAGAACTCGGGTAAGGAAGCCATCATCGACCTGCTCGACGGTCGTATGGAGGTTGCCGAGGCGCAACTGGCGAACCGCATCAGCGGTGACCTGTACGGTGACGGAACCGGCAACGCGGGTAAGAACCTCACGGGTCTTGCTGCCGCTGTGCCGGATAGCCCGTCCACCGGCACTTATGGCGGCATCAACCGTCAGGTGTGGTCGTTCTGGCGTTCGGTGGCCTTCTCGGCGACTGGCGACGGCACGGGCGCTGTGACCAGCAGCAACATCCAAGGTTACATGGATGCGGTTGCGGTGCAGTTGATTCGCGGTACCGACAAGCCTGACCTCATCGTTGCCGACAACAACTACTACAAGTTCTACTTGCAGTCGTTGCAGGCTATCCAGCGCATCACGGACTCCGGTTCGGGCATGGCTGGCGCTGGCTTCGCCTCGCTGAAGTATTTCGGCGCTGGCATGGCTTCGGATGTGGTGCTTGATGGTGGTATTGGTTCGTCGTCGTATAACGGCGGCGTGGGTAATGCCAACCACATGTGGTTCCTCAACACCAAGTACCTGATGTTCCGCCCCCACAAGGACAGAAACTTTGTCCCGATTGGCGGCGACCGTCAGGCTGTCAACCAAGACGCTAAACCTACGATTCACTAATGGCGTCTATAAACCCTCTCTGATTGACTTGGAAACCCGGAAGCGGGCAACAGGGGCCAAGCGAAAGCAGGCTGAACGACTAAGTGAGAGGGGACAAGCGAAAAAGGCTTGTCATGCGATAGTCTGAACTGCGGTATAACCAAAGAAGCCGCAGAGGGTGACCCGAAGAGGTTGCCCCGCCATCCGAAAGGGTGGTCAGTAGCCGAAAGGCGAAGTAACAGAATGATTGTGAAACTGATTGGCTGGGCGGGTAACCTTACCTCGTCCGGCCCGCAGTTCTGCGGCGTGTTGATTAACTGATAGGGGATACGAAAATGACTGTTATTGTTAACGGGTTTGCGTACCCTGCTCTCGGTAATACCGACTCGACCGCTGCCATTAATCCCGGCACGGTCGTGACGCTCGATGATGGTGGTTTGGCGGTGTATGTGCAGGCGGCTTCGGCCATCTCGCAGTACAACGCTGTCTGCATCCCTGCAACCAATGTCGTAACCAACGCGACGACGGCGCGTGTTGCTGATACCAAGCGTATCGGCTTCGCGCAGGTGTCGATTGCGTCCGGCTACTACGGCTGGGTGCAGTTGGGCGGCAAGGTGCGGGTGAATGTGTCGGCTTCCTGCCTCCCGGCGGTTGCCCTCTACACCACCAGCACCGAAGGCCGGTTGGATGATGCCACCGTGTCGGGCGCTCTGGTCGCTGGCGTGGTCACGGAAGTGACCGCCTCGGCTACCTCGGCTATGACTGCGGTTGCAGCGTTCACCATGGTTATCCCGGTTCCGTCTAACGCTACCCCGTAACCATGCAAAAACTGGAACTCACGGTGCAGGCGGCTGGCAAACCGGAGGAACTCTGTTCCAACATTCGCTCGTCGCTTGCCCGTGGGTTGCCAGAGTTGGCCCCCGCTCTCTGCACCCACGATGGAACATTCGTGTGTGTAGCGAGTGGGTGGTCAATGCCTAGTTTCGTAGAGGACATCCGGGCGCAGCGACAGGCCGGTCGCCCGATTGTCGCTGTAAAGGCCGCACACGACTTCCTGTGCGAGAACGGCATAGAGCCTGACCTGTGGCTCAACCTCGACCCCCGTGACCGCACAAGCGGTATACAGCGCCATAACGCGCACACCACCTACCTCGTTGCCTCCCGCTGCCCCCCGGTCACCTTCGACACGCTAAAAGAGCGCAAGGTTGTGCTGTGGCACTCATGGGCTGAAGGGCCGGAGATGAAGGCGCTGGGCGCTGGCAAGTTAGCGGTCGGCGGCGGCACCACCTCGGGGATGCGTGCCATCAACATCGGGTACCTGCTTGGCTTTCGCAACTTTGTTTTGTACGGATACGACAGTTGCAATCGGGCTGACGGCATTAAGCGGTTTACCGGCGAGATGACCGGCCCGACGATGGATGTCTATGTGGGCGCAGAAAAGCGCAAGTTCACCTGCAATGCTGCGATGGCGCAGCAGGCAAACGAGTTCCAGATGATTTACTCCGTGATGCCAGAAATTACGGTTGAGGCCAAGGGGCCGGGGTTGATTGCCGCCATCATCGAAGAGCGCCGCAAGATGGCGTTGGCTGCTTGAGATGGCGATACCCTCACGGGTGCTGGGCGCAGGCGTAGACAGCCTCAAGACCGTTTCCATCTGCGGCGACGGCACCAGCACAGCGACCGCTGCCGGAACTTCGGCAGGCAACGCGCTGCAATTAACTTATGTTTACACCAATGTAGATAGCGCGGCGGTTGGCACGGGCGTAAGACTTCCACCGACGGAGATGGGCGAAACCGTCATCGTTAAAAACAGCACCGCTAACCCCATCACGGTGTACCCGTATGACGCGGGTAGCAGCATCAACAATGCAGGCTTTGGCACGATTAACCCTGACTGCTCGGCTATGTTCTTTGCCGTCAGCAACACGCTTTGGGAAGAGTTACAGGGCTTCGGGCGGTCGGTTCCTATCCTGCACTACGGTTCGTTTTCGGACACCACCACGCAGGTTGCTGCGTCGATTGATGTTGCCTACGGCATGGTGTTTAACACCACCGACAGCAGCAACGGGGTGTCTGTCGGGTCGCCTACCTCACGGCTCGTTGTGGCTAATCAGGGTGTCTACAATGTGCAATTCTCGGCGCAATTGGATAAGACCTCTGGCGGTGCTGGCAACATCTACATTTGGCTTCGCAAGAACGGAACCAATGTCCCAAACACAGCAACTACAATTGCTATTCAAGGCACCGCAGCCAGAACGGTAGCGGCGTGGAACTTCATAATTCAATTGGAACCCACGCACTATGTAGAATTGATGTGGGCAACAGACGATACCAGCGTTAGAATCCTCGCAGCCAGCGCCACAAGTGTCTGGCCTGCAATTCCTTCGGTCATTGCGACCTTAACACAGGTCAACAACCTGTGATTTCTTCCCTCACCTCCCCACAGGAGTAAACGACGATGCCTCTAGATAGCGACATTTTTAACGCGGACGAGCAACTCCAAGTCGAGTTCTACATCGCAAAGGATGTAGACCCGAAGTGGGACGGCAAGCCGTTTGTGCGTATTAACATTCCCGGCGACAAGACAACCATCATCGAACAGCCGATGAATGAAGACCACAAGAAGCGGTTTCCGCGTCAGTATCTCTATTTCCAGATGAAGCAAAACGAGCAGGATGCCCCCGCAATCGGCACCTCGCTTGATGTCTGGTTTACCGATGGCAACGGCGACATTACCCGTGGACACATTGAGGAACTTCGCATCCTGAAGTTCCAGACCGTAGAGCAGATTGCCAGCGCATCCGACGCGCAGTTGCAGCGCATCGGCATGGGTGGCCCCGGTTTGCGTGAGAAGGCAAAAGCGTTTCTTGCAAAGCGGAATCGCTCGGAAACCGAAAATCAATTGGACGACACCAAAAAACAACTGGCAGAACTTCAGGCGCAGATGGCAGCGTTGATGACGCGCAAGGCTGGTCGCCCGAAGAAGGAACCCGTTGCGGAGAGTTAACGAATGAGCACCACAACCATGTTGGCGTTGGTTCAGCAGGTCACCGCTGAACTGGGTTTACCGATACCGGCTACGGTGGCGGGTAACCCCAATCAGGATGTGGTGCAGATTCTTGCCCTGATGAACGCCTCGGGGTACGAGTTGATGCGGCGTGCTGACTGGCGCGAATTGACCAAGCAGCACACCTTCTACACCGAGGCCATCAGCACTACGGGTACATGGACGACCTCGGCATATACCATTACCGGCATCCCCGATACCTCGCTCATCGACTCGACCTATCAGGTGCAGGGCGTTGGTATCCCCAATGCCACCTATGTGACGGGCGTGCTGTCTCCCTCGGCTGTCTCTATCAACTACGAGCCGACAGAGGCGCAGGTCGGTGGCGGTCTGGTGTTCCAAAAGGTCAAGTACGGCCTGCCCTCGGATTACTACAGCAGCGTCAACCGCACGCATTGGGACAAGAGCAAGCGTTGGGAGATGCTCGGCCCAGAGTCGCCGCAACAATGGGAATGGCTGCTCTCGGGCTACATCTCGACCGGCCCCCGTATCCGTTACCGCTTGCTCGGCAAATACTTCCAGATTTGGCCCGGAATGAACGCTGGCGAGTTGCTCGGCTTTGAGTACCGTAGCAACGCATGGGCAGAAAGCGCGGCGGGTGCTGCCAAGACTTCGATGACGGCAGACAACGACACCTGCATCTATCCCGACCGTGTGATGGTGCTGTCTACCAAACTCAAGTATTTCGAGGCAAAGGGCTTCGATACAACCGCCATCTTCCGCGACTACCTCGCTGAACTTGAGACGGCTATTGCACAGGATACGGGCGCTGCCAACCTCTCGTTTGCCCCGCGTCCCGGCACGGTGCTTATTGGCTACGACAACATCCCTGACAGCGGCTACGGGTACGAGAACTGATGGCTGTTTCTCGTCGCCTCGTTCAACGCGCTGCGGCAAATGTCGCAAGTTTGCCGTCGCCCGTGGGCGGTTGGAACGCTCGGGATTCTCTCGCCAACATGGCACCAACGGATGCCGTGCAGTTGGACAATTACTTTCCCGGCGTATCCAATGTTGTCTTGCGCGGCGGCTATGTTAAGCACGCCACGGGGTTTCCCGACGATGTAGAAACCCTGATGACCTACAGCGGCGGCACCTCTGACCAGTTGTGGGCGGTGTCGGATGGCAAGTTCTACAACGCTACATCTGCGGGTGCTATTGGCGCGGCGGCGGTCAGCGGACTGACCAACTCCAAGTGGGAATACACCAATGTCACGACCGCAGGCGGCAACTACCTGTATGCCGCTAACGGTGTCAACACGCCGTATCTTTACAACGGCTCAAGTTGGACAAGCATCACGGGTTCATCCTCGCCTGCCATTACGGGCGTTACGACCACTACGCTCAACTCTCCGACGCTTTTTAAGAACCGTGTGTGGTTTATCCAGAAGGACACGCTGAAGGCGTGGTACCTGCCGACCTCTAGCGTTGGCGGCGCGGCACAGGTTCTTGACCTGTCATCTATTGCGCGTCTGGGCGGCGTGTTGGTGTCGATGGCCTCGTGGACAATTGACGCTGGTTACGGCGTAGATGACAACCTTGTATTTGTCACCGACAAGGGCGAGGTAATCGTCTATCGCGGCACCGACCCCTCATCTGCCTCCACATGGGCGCTGATTGGCGTGTGGATTGTGGGTGCGCCTATCGGCACCCGCTCCCTGATGAAGTACGGCGGCGACCTTTTGGTGCTGACGCTTGACGGGCTGATTCCGATGGCCTCGGCGCTTCAATCCTCGCGGCTCGACCCCAACATCGCGCTATCGGACAAGATACAGGGTGCGTTTGCGGCGGCTGCTGCGGCATATAGGGACAACTTCGGGTGGTGTATGTTGTACAACCCGAAGAACAACGCCCTAATCGTCAATGTCCCGGTGCGTGAAGGCGCACAAGAGCAGTTTGTGATGAACAACATCACGAAGGCGTGGTGCAGGTTTACAAACTGGAACGCTTTTCACTTTGGGCTTCTTGACGACACTCCGTACTTTGGCGCTGCAACTTTCGTGGCAAAGGCTTGGACGACGGGTAGCACCGGCTACATTGATGACACAAGCAACATAAACGGCAAGATTCTCC